GTGTACGTGACCAACAAATCCACTGGCCGTGTGCAGATAGTGAGATTTGGTGATCCCAATATGCGTATCAAATCCAACATACCAGCCAGGAAGAGAAGTTTCATGGCCAGGATGGGTGCGATCCTACGAAAGGTCAAGGGACAGAAATCACTGAGCCCAGCATACTGGAGTATCAGGGCATGGAGGTAGAGCATGGCAGGCGTAAAATCAAGAAAAGGTCAGCAGACCGTCCATCAAAAATACCAAGTAAACGGAAGGCCCGTAAGGCCCTGTCAAGTGTATCAGCAGAAGATCTCAGGCAGTGGCTACAGACGGTACGGATCAGCGAACTACACAGATTCAGGTGAGACAGTCAAGGACCACAACGGCAACGCAATACCTTGGAGGCAGATAGACTTTGATTAGGCGACTATACAGATTACCAGAAGAGACCGCCAGGCACAGGCAGATGAAGCAGTTGTGCCTTGACTACTTCACCCACTATGAAAAATTGATGAAGCACCCCAGCAAGACCAACGCCGCCAGGGCCAGGAAGGCCTGTGTGATGTTGAAACGAGTGGCACACGCCAGGGGCGTTGAACTTTTGGACCTATACGCTCCATCAAGGAACGAAGGGAGACCAGAGAAGTTCCCCACCAAGCACAGGATAAAGGAGGATCACAATGGACAAGAAAAAGAAGAAGAACAAAGGATCTAAGTCTGGCAGAAGAAAACCCAGTGGCAGACGAAGGTAAGGACATTGAGAAGTGGATCAGACAGGTTGTTGCTAAAACTCATAAGGCGAGTGGAGCGGCAATCTGTCCGTTTGCGAAAAGAACACTTGAGGATCGCAAGATACAGATCACGCCTGCGAAGACAGATGTGCTGGATCAGATTGATCAGTGTTGCGGTCTTTTTGTTAGCCTTGGTCTGGACATTGTCATCCTATATTTCACTGACCAGATAACGGAACGCAAGTTGTCCAACATCTGTAAGCGGGCACACAAACAGAATCCTGACTACGCCATAATGTATGACCACCCAGACAACGATGGACTACATAAAGGTGTATCATTCAGTTATGGCAAACTGCCTCTGATAATGATACAGGATATGGCGAAACTGAAACAAGCACAACACAAACTCAAACAGTCTGGATACTATGAAAAATGGTCTATAGACTCATTTGATCAGTTTTACTAATAAATATCAACACATTGTGGTATATCCTGCCACGCACAACAAAAGGAGGACTACGATGAGTCAAGAACAAACATCGCCAGACGTTCAAACTGCCACTGGGGCAACTGAAACAGTCTCTAACACGATCCAGGACACAGCGGACAATCAACCCGCGAAAGTCTACACCCAGGCAGAACTTGATGCCGTGGCGGCTGAAGTAAGAAGGAAAGCAGAAGCCAAACTAGCAAGGAAGTTCGAAGGCGTGGACGTTGAGAAATACCAGACTCTTGTGCAGAAGGAGGAGGAATTGAAGATCTCCCAAGCAAAAGAGAAGTCAGAGTTTGAGAAACTGTTGAAGGAGAACGCAGAGAAGTTCAACAACAAGATTTCAACACTAACATCTGAACTGACAAAGATCAAGGTGGATGGTGCATTGATAAATGCCGCATCAACCAAGAAAGCGGTGAATCCAGAACAGGTCGCGAGGCTGGTTAGGGACAACATCAAGATGTCAGAGACAGGTGAGGTTGAAGTCATTGATCCCAAGACAGGACAAACAAGATACACTGACAATGGTGATCCCTTGACTGTAGATGGGTTGGTAGGAGAATTTCTTCAATCAAATCCACACTTCGTTTCAGCGGGACAACCGGGAGGTGGTTCTAAATCAAACACTGGCACAACGGGTGTTTCCCAAGTTGATGTTAATAAACTGGACATGACAAATCCAGAACACAGGAAGATCTACGCCGAGCATCGTAAGAAGCAAGGATTCTAGGACTTCTAAATTAACAACTAAAAGGAGATTAGCAAAATGGCTAATGAATCAACTACTACAAGTTTGAATGACCTGATAGCACCCATCGTCCAAGAGGCGATGTTCGTAGCATCAGAGACTTCAATCATGCCTGGTCTTGTGAAACAATTCACAGTTCCAGCAAACGCAGGTAAGGTATTACAAGTGCCTCTATACCCTGTGCAAACAATCGCGGCTGATGCCGGTGAGAACTCGGACTTATCAAACACTGAGATCTCAACAGGTGTTGCCAACATCACATTAACTGAAGCAGGTATAATGACTACTTTGACTGACATGGCTAGAAACCATTCAGTGTCAAATGTTGTTGCTGACCTAGGTAAGTTATTTGGTGAGGCGATCGCGAAAAGACACGACAGAGCTTTAACTGGCCTGTTCTCATCTTTCTCATCTCAAATCGGTGCGGCAGGTGACGAGTTAGAAGTTAAAGACTTGTTCGAAGCATACGCGACATTGAAAGCAAACGCGGTTCCAGGACCATACATGGGTGTTTTCAATCCTAAGAGTATATACAACATTAAGAAAACTTTAACGAACACTTTCGTTAATCCTAACGCATCAACGGTTGTTAACCAAGCGATGTCAGAAGGTTATGTTGGTAGAATCGCAGGCATAGACATCTTCGAAAGTTCAAATGTTGTTGAAGATTCAGCGACAGGTGTTACCAACGGTATCTTCTCAAGAGATGCATTAGGTATCGCTATCGCTCAAAACATCAACATCGAGACTCAGAGAGATGCTTCTTTAAGAGCTGAAGAAGTTGTTGCAAGTTCAAGATACGGTGTATCTGTTCTTCACAACTCTTACGGTATCAAAGTGTTAGGAGACAACCAAATCAACTAATCATTGATTTGATCTCTCCAGACTCAAGAAAGGCCCAGTTGGTTTCCCCTTGCTGGGCCTTTTTTTACGACTATGATAATATGGTTCAATGGTCCATCACAGCGATCACTGGCAGGCACACTGCCCAGGCAGGACGTTGAGATAGGCTGTAATTACATAGAAACGATCAGACCAGTGGACGCCGTGTGTGCCTTCGACATAGACGTGGTCCTTAAACTACGCACATCATCACCCACACTCTACTACACCCGGGCCGACGCCAGGGTGGATGGATGGCGGTTGGTCAACAATGACATCGTGAGTGGTGCCAACTCGGGCATACTGGCCTGTTGGGTGGCGGTGAACGAATTCAACTATGACGGTGACATCTACATCATAGGTTGCGATTGGGGGCTGACGGATCACAGCAGGTTTGATGGTATCTACGGCAAGGGTGCCACCAGGAAATACACCAACCACGGCAAGAGCAAGATGCAGAGGTTGTTTGAACGTCATTCGGTATTCGTGGTCAATGATCAGATGCCAGACGTGCCAGTGCCTGTGATCTCAGAAAAAGAATTCCTTGGAAAGATCCAATAAATAAGTTTATCACAAGGAAGGACCTTGTAGAACATAAAGAAGGACTTTAGCAATGGCGCAATTCGCAACGGACACAGACCTATTGGAATACGTTCCTGACGTAAAGAAATACGGCATACAGGAATTCCTAACAGAACACGAAAAGACATACGATGACATCATCAGACTACTCAACGTAAGATGGTGGCCCACTACAGGATTCTCGAGATACGACATATCAGTGCTTGGAGGTAGCGACAAACTATCACCCAGCAGATTGAACTCAGACCAGTTCACCAGGGCCGCGGTTTATCACGTGTTGGCCTACTACATCTATCCAAAACTTTCAACATTTGAACCGGACGGAGACTCATTCCAGGAACAGATGAAATTCTACAAGAACAAATTCGATGAAGAGTTTGACCTTATATTGAAGGACGGGGTCCACTATGACCTTGATAGTTCAGGCACATACACAGACAGTGAGAAACAATCATTTTACAAGGGTAGGTTGATCAGATAATGTCAGCGAGAGAACAGATAGCAATCAACATCGCAGAACAGTTGGAGAACATGACCAACCCGGCACCAGGCAAGGTGTCAAGGGTTTTCTTTGACGTGCAGAAACTGGCGATCACACAGTTCCCGGCCATATTGGTGGTGACATCAAACGAGATAAGGGAAGACATATCAACTGACCTGAGACAGGGCACACTACAGTATGAACTGAGATGCTATGTGAGGGGCACGGAGATAGACACATTGAGAAACGAGATAGTTGAGCGAGTTGAAGAGACACTGGAAGTTTCAAGGGACAGGGACATCAGCCTGTCAACAGCAAACATACACAACGTGACCACGAGGGTTTCAAACGTGGAAGTGATCGAGAGAGAACTGCCACTGGGCGAAGTCGTTGTCAGGGTTGATGTGATCTACAGATACAAAAAAGGAGTTTTATAATGAGTGTGAAAATGTATAAAGGCAAGAATTCAATAATGGTGCGTGGAATGGACGTTCCGGCACGATTGGATGGGGGTTGGACCTTTGAACCCTCTACTACAACAACCAAAGCGACCTTAAAGCCCAGAAGGACCAAAAGTCCCAAACTGAGCAGAGAGGTCCAAGATCAGCCAGGTCCGGCAGATCTAAACACAGAGGAGACTACAAATGGCGACTAACACAGCGACATACACAGGCGAATCTGGTGTGGTTAAGTTCTCTGATGACGGCTCAGCGGTAACGGCGGTGGCAAGTGTTAGATCATTCACTATTGATCAAGAAACACAGACCATTGAATCAACTGTAATGGGTTCGGGATCAAGATCTTACCTACCAGGACTGAAACAGTTCTCTGGCTCTATGGACGTGTTCTTCAGAGATGACAACGATGGGCAGACAAGCCTTTTCGATGCCATCGGTGGAGCGAACGGTTCTACGGCTATTGAACTTTACCCATCAGGCGAGACTACTGGTGTGAAACTATCAGGGAACGTGATCATAACTGGTCATTCAATCACTGCCAACTTCGACGGCATGACTGAAGCATCAATCACATTCCAGGGTGACGGAGCGTTGACAAGCACAGACTTATAATGTTGAATGTCACGATCCAATTTAACGGCAACAAGGTAGCGGCTGATCTCAATAGGGAATTAGATCAAACCGTTCGCCAGATATCCCAGGACTACTTTGACTTGGTAAAGGAAAAGACACCGGTCAGAACTGGTCGTGCTAAACGTGGTTGGAGATTGAAGAAGCAGAGGAAACTGTCTTATTCGGTCAACAACAGAGTCCCATATGTTGGGCGTTTAGATGAAGGATATTCGAAACAAGCACCGCGTGGTATGACACGACCTGCCGCACGGGAAGTGCTTAGAACAAGCAGAAGGAGAATAAGATAATGTCAATAACAGACAAGATCGCAAAACACTACCAATCAGCGATTGCTGGTGAACTAAAGAAATATCATTGTGAGGAGTGGGACACTGATATCTATTTCAGAGGAACTTACCCGCTCAAGGACGAGGGCAAGATCTTGCAACTCCAATCAGAGGGCAAGACGGTAGAGGCACTCGTTGAAAGCATCGTGACCAAGGCTCGAACCAAGGATGGTCAGAGGATGTTCATGGATGCTGACAAAGTTAAACTGATGAACGAGGCAGATCCAATGACAGTGGTCAGGGTGGCTTCCGCAATCAACAACGGTAAGATAACCGCGACACAGGACCAAGCCGCAAAGGAATAAGGTCCAGTGTTGAGTTGAGGTATGTGATGATGTTGGCTGACAGGCTCAAGAAGTCAGTCCAAGAGATATTACAACTGTCAACACTGGAGCACGAATTGTGGTTGGGTTATATGCTGTTTGAAGACCAGGAGAACAAGAAGACTATGACTAAAACCAAACAACAGATGCCGAGGGCCGGAAGATAATGGCACAAGGTAATCTACTCCTAAACATCGCTGTCAAGAACCAGCAGGCCTTGGGCAAGGTAAACAGCCAGCTCACACAACTGCAGGGCAGTAGCATCAAACTATCCACCCTGTTGAAGGGTGCTGGAACGGCCCTGGCGGCCATCGGAGCCACCAAGTTAGTTGGTAGCATCATATCCACCACTGCCAGGTTCGAGGACCTCGGAGATGCTCTAGCGTCAGTCACGGGTTCGGCACAGGCAGGTGCGGAGGCGTTTGATTTCGTCAGCAAGTTCGCCACACAGACACAGTTCGGTGTGGAAGACCTGACCACAACTTTCATCAAACTGAAAGCATCGGGCATAGAGCCAACACAGGACCTACTGACATTGTTCACGGACACCGCGGCGGTGACCACGGACCAATTGGGTTCACTACAGGCCATAACTGACCTATTCGCGAGGACAACATCGGGTGGTCTTGGACTGGAAGAATTAAACAGATTGGCTGACAGGGGTGTCCCGGTATTCAGGATACTTGAAGAGCAGTTAGGAATAACAAGATTACAGATTTCAGAAGTTGGTAAGACAGCGGAAGGATCTAAAAAGATTTTAAATGCACTATCAACAGGATTGAAACAGGATTTCGGTGGTGCCACAGCAAGGGTCACGGACAACTTATCAACTCAATTTTCCAACTTCAACATCGCGTTAAAGAACACCGCGAACACTTTTGGCCAAGGACTTTCACCTGTGCTCAAGGATGTCACGGCAGACCTAACCGGTTTCATAGAGGAGAACGATGATCTAGTCAAGACACTGGGCATCGCGGTGGGTGGCGTGCTCAAATTGGTGGTCCTGGCATTCGGTGCCATAGCCAAGGCAGTCATGCAGGTGGTCAACGTCCTTACAACTGCCACTATCAAAGTCAAGGATTTCGTTGGTGCTGTAAGAGACCTCATACCATTCCTTAGGAAGACAGAATTAGCACAGAACAACAACGTGGAAGCGTTGAGGGCCATGCACGAGGCCTACCAGAATTCTGGTGCCAGTGTGCAACACTACACCGACGCCATCATGCGGAACACACACCAAGTGGAGGCCGCCGACAGGGTGTTCAAACACTACGATGACGCCATAATCAGGACCAAGAGGTCCAACGACGCCGCGGCCAGATCGGCCGACGAGTTGAACGAATTATTCAAGAACAATGTCATCCTGGAAGCACTGAACAGGACCATCGGAGAGGGCTTCACACCACTGGAAGGCAAGATACAAGCGGTCCAGGCCGGAATGGGTGCATTCAAAAACACAGCATCCAGTGCCTTGACAGAGGTGTTCATGGGCACAAAGAAACTGGGAGATGCTCTGGGCGAGATAGCCAACGCAACACTGAAGGCCTTGATACAGGGCTTCATTAACCTTGGTATAACCATATTCATACTGGAACCGTTAGAAAAATTTCTAAGGAACCAAGTATCCAATCAGAAGAAATTGAATTCAGC